CGGTACTGTTGCCCCATCGGCCGTTAGGGCCACGTGGCTGAGACGGGTTAAACTCGGGATAACCCTTCAGCCCGTCGTAGAACTCGTGCGCGCCCATCACGCACCGGCGCTGCGCACGCGCGACCATAGCGACTGCTTGGTCGTAGATTGGAGGTCTTGGTTCGCGGCTATAAGGCGCGCGAAGAAGCCGGGGCGCGGCGCAGAATGATGGTGCAGGGCGGGATAGGGGTACATTAGGCGTCGACCACGTCGCGCATTTCTGAGGTCACAATGCTGCAGGCGAGAACGATCCGACTCGCGAAGGATGCTATTTGTGGGTCTGCCATGCCTGTGACGGCCACCTCTGCGATGCGGCGCTGTATTTCATCCAGCATGCTCTGGATACCTTCGGCGCTCTCTCTTGCGCTGTCGCATCTTTCGTTCACCAGGTCGACATAGCGACGCATACTGAAATCGACCTGAACAACATCGCCCTTCGCGAGCATGCCACCATAATAGTCGTGCGCGCTCATCAGAACGTCCCCACAAGCCCGCCGCGCGAGCGGCCGGCGGTCAGCATCAGTTCGGTGATCGCCCACACCAGGGCGTCGACGCGGTCGGGCGAGTAGCCCATCGTATCCCGGTCCCAGTCGGTCGTGAAATCGGTCATCTGGTCTTCGAGCGCCTTGAACGTGCCGACGTGGTGACAGCGTCCTTGCTCGTACAAGCTCGACACTGGCTCCGCGCGGGTGACCTTGCCCTTGCTCGCGTGCACCAGCTTTACCGGTACCTCCGGCGCCTCGCCGCGGATGACGTGCCGGATCATCTCGCCGCCGTTGTTGGCCTCGGCGACAATCAGGCCCGCCCCGCAATCGTGGTAGAGCCGAAGCGCCTTCTGAGCCCACTGCTTAGGCGAGAGGCCACGCTCCGACGCATCGCCGAGAACATAGGCCTGAGTGTTCGGCCCGCGCCCGGCGGCGACGATGCCGCACTCGTCGGCGTCCTCACCGGAAGTGACGGGCGGATCGATGGCGACCACGATGCGGTCGAGCTTGGGAACCTGCGCGGGGTCATTGATGCGATGCTCGTCGAGGTTGGCGTAGGTCCACAGCGCGCCGGGCCTATCCTCCAGGATCTCGCCATAGAGTTCCTGCCGGCCGAGGCGGGTGCCTTCGTATTTGGTGCGGAGTTCGTCGAGTGCGTCGGCCGATAGGTTGGCCGCGTTGTCGTAGGTCGAGCCGCGCGTCACGCGCACCAGCGGCAGGCCATCCGCCGCTACGCGCTTGTCAGCGACGATGCTCCTGATGAGCTTCGCCGGCGTGGGCGTGGTCGTGATGAGTGTCTGTGGGTGCCGTCCCAAGCGCAGCGCAAAGCGCAGCATGTCCCAGGCGTCCTGCATGCGGCGCCACTTGGCGAGTTCGTCGCACCATGCCGCGGAAAACTGTGGACCGCGCAGACCGCCTGGCTTCTCGCCCGAGTACAGTTCGGCAAGCGACCCATTGGGCCACGTCACCGTGCCGCCGTTCTTCGAGGGCTCGAACACCGGCATGAACCACGGCTTGGCACACGCCAGAATGCCGGACTCGCCATCGACGCAGATCTTGCGGGCGTCGTCCATTGTGGCGCCGACAATCGCGATGCGCTCGCGCGAAGTCAGCTTGGCGCGCTCGTGGCACCACTCCGCGCCAACCCGCGTCTTGCCCCAGCCGCGGCCGCAAATCGCAACCCATAGGCGCCACATCCCGATCGGCGGGAGTTGTTCATCGCGTGCCCAGAAACTCCAGTCGTGCTGGAGCGCATCAAGCTGCGCCTCAGTGAGGCTTCCCAGAAATTGCCGCGCGACCTGCTCTCTCGTCGAAGGCGGCAAAGACGCGAGCGAACTGATCCGCAATCCCGCTGCGGACCTCATCGAGGTTGATGTCGAGCTTGGCGTCGAGGCTGATGTCGTGCTTGTCGCCATAGATCTTGGGCAGCGCCTTGCTCAGCAGCCACTTGCGCGTATCGATGCGCATCTTGGAGCGAGCGACCGCTTCGTCGTTCAGCGCGATGTAGGTTTGCCCGCCGCGCCCCTCGCGCTCGATCCAGTCGTTGCGGCCGTCGTCGGCGATCTCGATCAGTTCGTCGGCCATACTGTGGTAGCCGACCTCGCGCGCGCGCGCGTAGTGGTCCGCGAACGGGCCTTCGCCTTGCGTCCAGCGAAGCACGGTTGCCTTGCTGGGCATGCCGGGCTCGCTGCATACCTGCCGCAGCGTCCAGCCCTCAGCGAGCAACTCGCATATCCTCCGTTCGATGCGCTCGCGCGAGACCGTTCCGCGGCCCTTCTTCGGGCTGTTCGCGGCGCTCGGCTTGGCGGTCTTGGAACGGTTGGCCTTGGCCATGTCGGCAGGGGCAATGAAGAACGCGCCGCGGAGCTCCGGGCGCGTCTGTGCAATCTAGGTATTCGGACACATGGCGCAGATCCTTGCGTATGTCTATAGGATCCGCGTGCGTCATTTCGCGTGCCTGAAATGCTTCGCAAGCCGCCCGAGCAGCGTGTGCAGGAACCCGGTCGCGAATGGCGGCGTCTGCTTGGACTTGGCGCCATAGTACGCGGTGCGCTCCAGCGCGATTGCCTTGAGCGTCGGCATTGCCTCGCTGTCGATCACGACGCGCATCAGGATCTCTGCAGCCTGGATGTCCCACCGCTTCTCGCCCTCCTGGTCATGCACGCCGCAGGCCGCGAACATGGCGTCTTCGAGTTCGCGGCGATTGCGACCGCTCTGCCGTCCGCCAGCGTATGCGACATGGCCGCGGTCATCGACTCGGAACCCGGTTAGGCGCTGTCCCGCGCGGTCAGCCTTGGCAATGCCGGTGGCGCGCGAGCCGCCTTCGAGGTCGACGACGCCCTCGCTGCGGGGCCACTGTGCCACGATGAGATCGCGCAGATCGAGGCCAGCTCGCCACATGCCGCCGTCGATGGCGCCGTCGCGGTAGAGCTTGTCGAGGAACGTCAGCGCACGGTGCGGTGTGTATTCCGAACGGCTGGATACCTCGGGGGCGGTCTCGCGCAGCAGGTTCGGTGGAGCGGCGGATTTCATGCGCCTTTCCTCTTCACACGCACCTTCTTCGACCCGCCAGCACGCTGCCGGCACGCCGCACTGGCATCGCGCGGAACGCGCTTGGGCTTGCCGTCCTTGCCGAGGCGGAAGCCCTTGAGCTGTACTGGTCGGCTCATGCCCGCACCGCCCTGTTGAGATCCCGCTTGGCGTTTGCCGCCCCGTAGCGATCGCTCGGGGTCCACGAGAACGACACGCGTACCGGTTGCCCCGTGGGTGCCGTGCCCCGGATCTGCGGATGCTTGCCGCGGTGGTGGACCACCGCATCGCGGATGCCGATCTCCTTGGCGTAGGCGACGAGCTCGCGGCTGTGCTTGCGGGTGCTCATCAGATCAGGCCCTTCTCCTTCGCGAGCCACTCGGGCAATGAGAGGTCCGCAATCACCGGACCATCGCTCAGGTCGATCTCGATCTCGCTGCGCGCCTGCGACTTCGGCAACCAGACTGCCTCATCGCGTTCGCCGGTGTCGGAGACTAGCCACGCGGATGCGGTCTCATGGTGCACCGTGACTGTGACGTCGATGTTCATCGCCACCCTCCCGGCAGGCCACTGGCGACGAGCGCCAGGGCCAGCCAAATTGCAATTGCGAACTGCAGGTGTGTCACGGTGCGCCCTTCGTTGCTCCGAGAACGGCCCACATCGATGCCGTCTGCATCTGCGTCTTGGCCACTGCCATCTCGCGGCCCGACATTGTGCCATCCAGGAGCACGGCGTCGCACTCGGAGATGAACGCCGCCGCGAGCGCTTTCAGGCGCGTCACGCGTTGGAGGCCACTCGGATTGAAGCTGAAGCGGATAGCCTCCTCCGCTTCAGTGCTGACCCCCACGATCTCCTTCGCCGCGCCGGATGGAGTATCGATATCGATCGTCACTGCGATGGTCATGGTGCCCTCACTTGCCGGCGCCGAAGCGGTAGCCAATCGAAACCCGCGCGGCGTATTGCGCGCTCTCGACACCGGCGTCGCCGCCGAGATCGACCCAGCGCCCCTCGGCGCGGGCGAACCATCCGTCCTTGAACAGCGCTTCGAGGCCGCCACCGAGGGTGAGACCGCGGCGGTCGCCCAGCTCGGGAACCGCGAATGCGCCATTCAGCTCGGTGTAGCCCGCGAGGCCGTAGGCCAGCAGGCTCGGGCTCAGCAGCACGCCGCCGCGGCCCCATACTGACCACTGCCGATCCCACGACGCGACGGCACTCTCGGCGCGTGTGAAATCGATATCAGCGCCGACACCGACCAGGAGGTTGGTGCCGGCGAACTGATGGTCCCATCCAACGGCGCCGCCGTAGGTGATGTCCTTCGTGGCGAAGCTCACGTCCTCAATGTCCGTGCTCTGCACGGCATAGCCGAGCGTCGCCGCCACCCATGGGCCCGACCAGCGCGCGGCGGTGGAACTCAGCGTCGTTTCGTCGGCCGCGATGGGCGCGGCCTTCTTGGAAATGCCCTCGGCATGCGCCTTGCCAATGAAGAGCGGCGCCGCAAGCAGCACAAGCAGCACGATACCCGCCGCATAGAGCAGTAGCACGAGCGGGTCTGTAGCGCGGCGCGGGGCCGCCTCTTGGTCGTCGTATTGGTCCGTCATCTGTGTTGTCCCTGTGTGGTGATGGTTGGACGCTACGGAACGCTTGATGAACGGTCTATCGGATCACGGCGCATGCGTGGTGGTTTCCGAGTCACGGTGCACGGGTCTCGAACTCGGAATAATTGTCCGGCTGCGCATGGAGCGGCCGGCGAGCCGCGGGCAGATCGAAGTCCCGCGCGGCAAGGCACGGGCGCTGCTCGTGGCAATGAGCGCAGCGCGTGACCGAGACGGTGGCGACCTTATCGCGTTCCCGGCCGCCGAGTGCCGCGGCGCAGGACGTGCACAGCGGGGCGTCGTCATCGAGAGCGAGGACCTGGCGGATGAGGCTCATGCAGCGTCTCCGATCTGGGCGGCGAGTTTCGCACGCTCGTCGAGCATGGTCTGACCGAGTTTGTGCAGATTGGCTTGTGTGCCCAGGTCCATGCGAAATCCAGCGCCATCCTCCGATGCGTACGGCAGATCGAGGTCGCGGCGATCCACTGCATTGGCCATGAAACGATCGACAAACCGCGCTGCCGCCATAAGCGCGGGTATCTCGCGATCCATCGGCAGCCGCTCGTGGTTGCGGCAAAAATCGTGCAGGCTGAGTATCCATCCCTCGCGCGCCGCCTTGCGTCCCAGGTCGCAGTTGATGAGCTGACCGGCCTTGGCAATGCGCTCGCGCGACCAGGCCGGGTACGGGTGCACTGCTCGCTCGTGCTCGGGCTGACGGGCCGCAGCGCGGACGCTGGCGCGATGATCTTCGAGCGCCGCGATGCATTCCGCGACCGTCGGCCAGGTACGGAAACGATGGCGGGCGATCACGATGTCCGCAGCGGCCTCGAGCTCGTGATCGGTGTATTGCGCCATGAGGCGCGAATACTCCGCCATCAGATCGCGGGATCGCTGGTGATCCTTGGGGTCGATCAGCCCGAAGTGGAGGCCAAGCTGCACCAACATTCGGTTCCCGCTCATGCGCCGGCCCTCACGCCTGTCGCCGCCATTTCTGCGTATGCGTCCCAATTGATCTTGGCATCCGGCACCTTGCCGGTGGCGAGCATGTCGTGGAACCATGCGAATTCCGGCGTCCGCGGCGGGTGCCGCCCGACCGGGCCGGCAGTCCTGGCGATGGGGCTCGTTCGCTCGTCGCGCAGTTCGCCGACTCGCCGGCCGAAATAGGTCCAGCTCTGGATCGGCCGCTGCCGAGGCCGCGCCGCCACCTCGCGGATCGCCGGCAGGATATCCCGGTCGAGATCGCAGCCCTGATCGATCCAGCCCGAGACGACGCCGATGTGCACCAAGCCGGGGGCGGCCGCCTCGCTCGCGATGCTGTCGCCTGCGGCCTCGACGAGCCGTCTTCGCAATTCGATCAAATCGACCGGAGGTCCGGCGGCGGCGGCGGCCATGGCAGGCGCCTCGCGCGGAGCGGTAGACTCCAACGTAGCCGCTGCTATCTCTACCTCTGTAGATCTGAACTCTGACGTCTCGCGCCCGCTCGCGCCCGC